CCCTTATTGGCTTATTTCAGTAAGAATTTCACTACTAAAGCTATAGAACTATCGATAAGTTCTTCTTCTATTACTACACCCTCAGAGTTTAAAGCATTTATGATATGGCTTTTTACAAACTCGTGTCGCCTAGCATTTGCTACATCGTGTGACAGACCACTTATGGTTTCATCAAAGTTAGGTAATACATCAGCAATCTTAACAAGCGTTTCCGCATGGAAGAATACCTTTTCTATAATGTTACGTTGGGAGGGGTCTTTGTCAATAGCTCTTAGGATAGACCCTCCTATATCACCTGCAGTTTTTGCAATTTCTACACCTGCTACATATTGCTTCCTTTTGTTTCTATACATATAAGGTGCTAAAGTAAAGAACATTATCGTCAATGATACTGCGAGAATCACTGCGATTATTATATTAATATTACTCAATAGTAATTGTGTCATTTTATTTTTCCCCATTTCTTAAATAATATGAATATGGCTTTGGTATCAACGAATTTTTGGTAGTTGTTAGTTAATAGTTGATATCCCAAAATAAAGACTAATGTAGACTTTACAATGTACATCAAAGACCACCATAATGTCATTTCTATTTCCCAACCATAATGGTAATATCTATCTATCCTAATTAGTATAGACATTATTTCTTTAACAAAGTCTATTCCCAATATAGCCCAAAGTGTTAATATTAGACAACTTATATGTTCTTGTCTTTTGACTTTGTATAGAATGTAAGTCGTTATCATAATAACACTTAAACCTATCATTATAGCAGTCATTGAATACAAGGATAATAATCTAACATTATAATCAAAGTCCATATAAATCAACATTCGTTAGTTGGAGATTTGATTAGAACCAACACTTTTGCAAAACCATTATCTTCAATAGACTTTCTTGCTTGTTGGTCTAAAACTGTAAAGTCGCTTATTAGCTGATTAGTTTTTGTGCGACTAACCTTTATTTCCTTAGAGAGATTCCATACCATTATAGGTCGGAACATCTCTAAGACATCATTAATTAGACTTACACTTTTATTTACCATCAGTATGGTTACCTCCCATTTGTTGCTTATAACTAGCCAACGTAACCGCTTGAGTATGGTTTAAATCCATTGACTTAGCCAAGCTAGCTCTTAATTCTTTATTTTCATCTTGTAAGCGTGCATAATATAATTTTGGTACAAGCTGACCAGTGATAATTAATAATAACACCACCCCCAAAAAACCATACTCGCTGAAGTTCAAACTTGTTAATGCTGTTTCCATTCTCATTGCCCCCTAATTTCTGCTTTTTATTCTATTAATATCATTTACCTTAAATGACATTGCAGTAATAAAGCCTAACTTGGGGAATTAAACAACAATACAATGCCCTATAAACGATGAGGATTATTGAGCAAGTCTTCAAATGTTATTAGACTTTCATGCTTGTTAGATAACTCTATGCCCAACCCCTCCCTATAACAGTACGTGATAGCTTCTAAACATATGAAGTTTTTAGGATTATCAAACCTCCCAACTATGTTTAAGTTTAGTTTACTGTAAATCTTGGTAACAGTAGATTGAAATATCCAACCAAGAACTTCTGTAATATCATAGTCCCTACCTAGTACATCACTTGTTTGTATATAGAGAACAAGTTTATATCTTTCTTCATATGTTAAGTTCATAGGTATAACTTCATAATCATCAAAGTATATTTCAGTTATCCTAGAGCCAAAACCTTTCTGTGCTTCAAAAACCTTGGTTGAAGAGATAGCCATACAAACATGGCTAAACTCTCCTCCCATTAGGAATCTTACGCATTTTCCAATAAAGCTATGAGGTCTAACGAATATTAGGTCTCCTGCTTTCATATTACTTACCAAATACTCCTGCTGATAATTGTGCTTTTAAATACCTCTCACCAACAACACGTGTTTCAGCTTTATACTCAACAGTTTTAGGAATCTTGTAAGATTCTAGTTGATGTGTTAAGTTATTAAAGTTGATAGACGAATGTTTAAGAATACTTTTTAGCATTTCAACTCTTTGTTGCGCTGGTACTGATAAGGAAACACCTTCAGATAAGTCAACAAGTAATTGTGACATTAAGTCCATTTGGTGCTCTACATAAGCAAGTGTTATAATTGGGTCTGGTAACATAGCTTTTGCATTTTCACGTAGTTCATCTCTTTTATCAGCCAAGATAACCCTCCTATACTAATAACACGAATGAATGTAAATCTATTCGCTTATCAGTCGTATTTTTGAATAACACATAAACTTCAGTTATTGAAGTTGCAAATTGTACTTCGTTCTTTTTATCAAGAGGTCTTAAATCACTTGCTAAGTTTCCTATAGAAATAGTTAAACCACCAACATTAACTTCAGTTTTAATCCCCACGTATTTCGACGCTGCTGGTAATAATAACTTAACAGTCCTAGCTTGACCACCACTAGGTATTGAGATAAAGTCAAAGCCTAAGTCAGCGTTGTAATTAGCTAGTTCATTATCGAACACACCATCCATAGATTCAAACAATACCGCATCTACATAGAAAGTTCCGTATTTACATTGTTTTTCTTTGAAGGAAACAATATCATCATAATGGAATAAACTTGGGTCATCTTCAAAAGTTATAGTTTTAAAAGCTTCCACTTCGGCAGTTGCTTTTTCTAAACCTTCTACATATAACTCATTATCAGAAGTAATTTCAATAGGTGGTTGTTCTACAAGAACATCAGATGGTACTGATTCAACTTTGTAGAACAACGGTTTTTCATCTTCATCTACTTTTTGTACTTCTACTTCTTCAGATGTATAACATTTGTTAAAGATACCAGTTCCGACTATTTCAGTTGTTTCTGGTTCTAATACTTCACCATCTTCATCTAATACAGGTGGTGTCACTAATACACTAGTTAACTCATATTGTATTTGTTTACCATCTTTATCAAGCAAAGGTATTTTATTCAATACTTTGACTAAAACAGGCTCTTCAGTTACTTCAGTTGTTTCTACCTTAACATCATTATTTACTACTTCTATAATTGATTCTTGTGGTAATAGATAAAGAACATTGTTTTCTTCATCTAATTTACCCACAACATTTGTATAAGAATGCTGTTTTGTTAAATTAGCAATATCTACATTTAATACTTCAGATTCAAAAGGTAATTTCTGTCTACTATGACCAGTCGAATTTAAAGTTTCTTTATTAAATAGTACGTTTGTCATGTTGACCTCCTATTTCTTAATACAAGCGGAGAATTAACTCCGCTCATTTAATTAAGTTGTGATTACTTTACCTTGGTCGTTTAGATACCCTTGAATCTCGCCATTAGGTGTTCTCCAAGCAGTAGGGAAAGGAATATAAGTCCTAGAATTACCTTCCTGTTCTTTGGATAGTATCTTACCTTCTATCGGAACTAATATAGATATACTATTCCCAGTGGAATTACCTATTTGGAAAGCACCTGCTGTTGAATAACTTGTAATAATAAGCATTTTTAACTCACCATCTTGCAATACTAAGAACCTTACAATCCCCAACATAGGTTTTTTAATAGAGAGTATTGCATATTGTGTAGTGAAATAGTTGATAAGTCCACCTACAGAGAACTGAACCTTTGTACCAACATTTATTCCTTTTGAATCAGCTGCAAATGGTGCATTACCAAAACCAATATCTCCAAAAACTGATAAAATATCATTTGAAACTCTATACAATGGGTTCATGTAATGATGTATTCCTTGTTTATTCCCCACAGAAGATGATAAATCACTTAGTAATAGACCATCTGATTCAGCCAATATTGTACCTAACATACTTGTAGATATCTTAGGTTCTTGAGGTAGATGTTTATAAAATAACTCAATCACATCTTCCCTACCTGTAGTAACCGATTTACGTGGATACTGGGTCTTGATTTCTTTAGTAACAGGTCGTACTTTGATAACGTTTTTCTTAACTTGGTCTACATAAGGTGCCAGTTCAACTTCTAAAGAAATATAGTCTGTATAAATTTCAGAAGGTGAAGCTGCTCCCGCTGGGTATGTTGAGTGAACTAACATGTATACTTTCTGTTCCTTATTAATATAAGCAGAAGGTATTCCACCTTCAGATATTGAAGCAGTTATTAGAGAAGGAACTGATGTAACGTTAGTTTGTGGACTAACCCATGCATTGGTAGTATTAACCCACCACTTAGTTGTTGCACCATTAGTTATAACTCCTGTATTATCACCAACACCATATCCAGTCCATTTAGCAGACATTTTCTTAATAGCAAGTTTTAATTCCACTAGAGATAACCCTAAGTGAGATAAATCAAATTCAAATAGATGTTGAGAGTATGTCCCTTCTGTAGAACTAGTCCTAGGTCTTAACGCACCATCTAACTTATCTACATTTGTGTACCACGACTGTGGAGCATTAATATAATTTGCAGTCACCAATGGACTTTCAAAAGTAGCTCTACCTGCATACTTCATTACATGTGGATTCTCGAAAGAACTACCTTCAATCTTACCTTTTAAATCTAAGACTCTTCTGCGTTTAATAAATTTGTTGAATGGTACGAATGGTTTAATTACGTTACCAAGTGTAAGCATTGGGTTTTTGAAATACACTTCTAGCAAGTTAGAAGAAGTTTTATCTAAACTAATCGCTATAGTAGTGTTTTGACCACTGTTAAACAATTTGGAACTAACTAAACTAACAGAACCCAATGCTGATAATGTTGTCCCTGTTTGAACTCCAGTTATTAGTGAACGTCCAAGATTTGAATCAACATTAAATGCATAATTTGTATTAGGAGAAACATTCAAATATATAGCTGAACCTGCACTACTACCCGCTGTGTTTTCCGGTATTTTCCATTCATAAGGACTAATTATCTGTGCTACTGTAGCCATTCCCCAACCTATATTTAAAGGTGTTATCATGTTTTCACCTTCAACAAACATTTCCGGTGAATCTACTAATAAAGGTTTAGTAATATCTGGAACAAATGTATCATAACCTGTTTCTGCTACATTTATTAATATCTCTAATTCCATATAATCCGAATTAATTATAGAAGGTGTTGTTCCGTCTGATGGTTCTGCATATGCAATGAAATATACAAAACCATTTGCATCAATTGCGTTAGCAGAACTCAAAGTTATAACTCTATTCAGAGAAGAAACAGTTGAATTACTATGAGATGTTGCACTTGTCCAAGCCAAACTAGTATGACTCCAAAAAGCAACAGTTGCTTTATTACCACCAACAGATGAGCCAAAACCACTCCAAATACCGTTGTAACTAGTTACATTATCTTTAATCCATTGAATCTTTTCTGCAAGAGTTAATTTAGGGATACGTCCATAACTACGTTCTACTGCTTCAATTATGTTGAATGAAAATAGTGATTGAGCGATACCACCAACAACAGAAGTTGAACGCACCCATAAAGAACCATCTAATTTACTTATTGTTGTAAATGTAACTTGTGATGGGTTAGTTTGGATATTACTTGGTGTTTCCAAAATGATAGGGTCTGCTTTAAATTTTATTTCATGTGGGTTCTCAGATGTACTTAATACAATTTTTCCATCTAAGTTCTCAACAAGTTTCAAAGTATTACTTTTCACATAATTCAATCCATTTACTTTTGCACCCAACACTTCACTAGGTAGATAACTCAAGCCTTTTCCTGCTGTATAATTAGTCGAATACTGTACTTGAATAACAGAAGTATTCGTAGTAGGTGCAGTCGTGATAGTGAAAGTAGCTTCCTTAGTCCCTAAATTAGTCCATGTACCTACTAATCCATTTGCAGTTGTTACAGGTGAAGAAGTTGACGCAGTTGTTTCATACACTCTAGAACCTGCGTACAGATTTGAAAGTGACCCATTAATTGTAATAGTATTATTAACTGAGTCTACAGATGTTACTATTTTATCTGAGTAAACCGTCCCTTCTGGTCTGATGAATGTAATAACATCATTAATCGCAATTCCAATTACTTTGTCTAACTTTATAAGCGTTCCACTTGTGATATCAATTGTTTCCAATGTAGTAGCTATTGCTGTATCAGCATCAATTACACCACTAACTACTCCTTCTAAAGATGAAACTTTGATTGTATCATTTACCGCCCACACCCCTGCAGTTGCTTGAGTTGTTTTAATATGTGGCAAGTGAGAGTTAGAAACTGGGTCAATAAAGTCTACATACGTTTCAGAAGTTTGAGCGTCAGAGAATGCTTGTCTACGAACATGGTTTACCGTGTCTTTTAATCTTGTTGGTGTTAATCCTTGTGCATAGTCATTTGGTAACAACCATCTTCCATAAGGGGTATATACTTCTGACAATGAATCCAAGTTTCTACCCATTACTACTGCCAAATCTTTATCATCTGATGTTGAATAAAATTTAACAAAATAACAATTACTAGGTGTAGTAAAAGATGTCCTTCCGTCAGAAAAATCAATTCTATTTTTGTTAATATCATAGAATAGAACCCAAAAAGCTGCCCCAGTGGTAAAGTTAACTAATTTTGTTTTGTATAATGTGCTAGGTGCTACCGCATTAAATTCTTTTGACCTCCTACCTGCAGTATCTACTGATGCACCACTACCAGAGTCATATCTCCCATATTCAATAGGAGAAGATACTATATTTTCACAAATGTTTTGATAAGAAGATACATAAGGGAACTTTTTACCCAATTCTTCACCAGTATATAATGGGTCTACGTCAATCTTGTCGTAGGTTGCTTGGTCAATTTCATAAACTCTAATTTCATCAAATATAGAGTAAGAGTTAGCAACTGTTCCAGTATTATGTTTAAATCTAGGAATAAAAGTAGTCGCACCAATTAATTCTGAAGCACTTACTTTTGCATAAGATGGTGCATAGGTATTTGAAGTTATCTGTGTACCATGCTTAAACGTTGCCCCAAATTCAACATACACTGCCCCATATCCACCTGAATTAAACTTAACATCTGCTATTACTAGATAATTTTTTGTTGTATTTATCTTACTTAGCAAGTTAGGAAAATACCCATAATAGTTTCCATTAGAGCCTGAACCTAATATTTTTATTCCTTTTCCATTCTTGCCGTCTGAATCAATAGTCATAGTCGCGTTTGTAGTAATATTAGCTATAGATTCGCAATTTCCATCAGAACCCAACAAATTTACTAAGTCACGCTCTACTCCATCATTTCCTTTTACTTTTGTTGGTATAAGTTGTAACATAGTATCCTTAGGGGCTTCCATTAGACCAAAGCGTTCTTTTGCCATAACAGGTTTATCAGATGATAACTCACCACGCATAAACTTATCAAAGTTCTCAGCAAGAAGTTTGTTGTAATTATAACCTGTTAAGGAAACTTTATGTCTAAGGTCGATGATATCATCTTTGTCTATGATGTTAGCAAATTTCAAGTCTGGTCTACGTGCTTTAATATAATAAGTATTGGTTGTACCATTACCTGCATATAATCCAATAGTAGTTATATATAAATCTAAACCACCAAGTGCATTACCATCCTTAGAAACAACTTTACTTGTATCAGTACTTCCTACTGATATAGTATCTCCAACAATTATATTATCATATAAAATGGAATCTATTTTTACTTGTTGTAATACCCCCACTTTTGAATTTCCTACATTTGTATAATTTACCATTCCTGATACATAATTATCTGCACCATTTAAGTTATCCTCACGATAACCGCCTGAGTTCCTACGTTTAACTCTGAATAATGGAATAGCATAAACATATCCATCAGCAGTTTTGAGAGTGTCTTTAGATAATTGATTACCATTTCCTGCGATGTATAACCCTACATCATTTTGTTCAATATAAGATGATGTGCTGCGTTGTTTATAATTCTGAAAAACAGTTAAATAATTTTGTACCGTTCCGATATTAGGGTTATTTAACCCACCTTGTGGTGCAACTTGTAGATTCATATTTCCTGCATTAACTATATTATTATCCTTTGTGAATCCATCTAGAGGATAACTTGTAAAGTCTACTCCCTCAACTACACGAATCCTCCAAGACATCTTTTCAGAATCATCTTGTGGAAACCAAGTTTCTAAGAAAATTAGGTCATCCCTAGTTCCAAATGTAGGTGGTTGAGTTAAATCTATATAATTAAGCTCATTAACATTCGCATATATCCATTTATCAATAAATAACTTGTTGCCGTTTATTATTGCATTAAACGAACGAACTCCAAATCTATTAGCGTAATAATTCCCTGACAAAAGACCTGCTTGTAATTGACCTCTGCCTCCACTAGTTCCTGAAATAGCACTACCAATAGAATTATCTAATCCCAATAATCCACTGTGTATACTATCACGTAATATATCAGAAACACGAAGTTGTGTATCATCCAATACTTGTAAAGCTGTATTTAATTTCCTAGCACCTACTTCTAAACTATCAGGTGCTAGTGGGTCTAATATAATCTTTTTTAACATTCAGTTCACCCTTTCTTTTCTAAGATTAAAATTCTAAAATGAACTCTAAGAACTCTTTTGAGTCAGTTTCACGTGGAATAGGTGAACGGTTATTAAGAGCCATCAAATATCCTACATCAGAAATTTCAGCTGGTAGTAAGATTGTCTTAGCTTCAGAACCTGCTGCTTTAATTAAACCTGCGAATACACCGCTTTGTCGATATGTTACAACTGGTACTTCAGCATACTTCAACCAAACTGCCACATACACAAACCTTGCACCTGCTGCAATTGCACTAGCTTTAGTAGCTGTAATTGTTTTATACATTTGACCTTGAAACTCAATAGTACCAGTTGCATCTGGTACAACTAAAGATAATACTTCAGCTTTCTTAACCGCTTGCAAAGTATCAATAGTAGTAGATGCTTGATTTACATCTGGTACAGGTTCATTTGTTCCCCACGTTGCCGTTCTACCGTACCCAACCCAAACGTTGTTAGTCAAAACTAATTGCAACGCTTGATAAACTCTTGATACAGTTACTGAATCCATTTTCGTAGCCATTCAACAGACCTCCATATAAAGTATTATTTTTAGTATTGTCAAGCTATTTGAAGTAAGCTCAGTAAGATTATGCATACTTAACAGTAGAGTTATTAGCTCTAGTTTTAACTATCCTACCGTATTGCTTCGTATTTACTGTATCTAACCAATTTACATTATCTAAGAAGTTTATTGGGCTGTTAAATGAATATTCTTTTCTAGAATCGACTTTAGTCGTTGCGTTTATAATCCTAGACTCATCTATAATAGATTTATCAATAGGTATCAAACTCGAACGACTGTTAGTAACAACTATTGATTCCTTTTTAGGTTTCATTATAGCCAAGTTACCATAACCTCTTGTAGTCATCTCGAAAGATGTTTTAAACCTACCATTATTTAACCAATCAACAGGTGACAAGAAATTATATAATGGATTGAACCAAGACATTGGTTTCAAGTTTATCAATGAACTAGAGTACATATCACCACGATTAAATCTTGGCATTATAATATTCATTTTAGCAAGTGCTACCATATATTTCTCAACATCAGAATGTAATAACTGTTTAGGATATTTCAGACCTTCCGTTGAGTTTGCTACTAACAAATATTTAAAACCTGCCATACCTGCATAGTCAACAAGTTTTCTAGCTTTATCATAGTCTTTAGGTTGATGTAATACCCAACTAATCAAACGACCATATTCAATACCATCATGTGGAACTCCTAGGTTATAAGTTTCGATTGCTCTAAAACCATTAGACCTAATCATTTCCATACTTAATGTACCAGTCGTAGATAGTTTGATAATTGCTTCTTCCTTACTACTTACACCTAATTCATAAAACCAGTCTTCTAAATATTCATCTGGTGTCGTTTTAAAGAATATTACTTTCCAAAGACCATCGGGGTCAGATAGTATATTTGGGTTCCCCATAATATCGAGCATATTCATTGCAGATACTCTCATTATTTCTTGCATTTGTGGAGAGTCCCAATAATAATCTGGAAGATACCTAGTTAAGTCTATCTTATTCTCTTTTACCTCGACTATCATGAAATCACCACCGTCGGGTTAACTACCTTATCAATATCAACAAGTACATTAGTCGAAGGTTCTGTTACCATAGCATCCAATGCACCTGCTTTAACTAATGCACTAGCAATTTGTGATAAGTAAATAGTTGTTCCTGGAACAATAGACTTGATATGTGCCATTGCTGTATTATAAGCAATAACTGGGTCTAAACCTACTACTGTTATTCTAAATAGCTCCGCAACTTGTGTCATCTTACGAACTTCTACATCTAACCCTAAAGGTTTCTTTAAGTTGATAATGTCTTGTACATCTAATACAACCGCATCAACTATTTCTAAATCAGCACCGATAATAACATCAACAGAGCCAATCCCTCTAGGTTTATCAATAGACCTTACAAACTCAACACCTGCAACAGTCAATGACCAACGTTCATAATCCGTTTTAGTACCACCTTGCTCTGGATTACGTTTTTGGAATAATACCCTAGCTCTTAATTGTTCATCATCTTCTCTTTCTACTCCACCAGTTCCTGCGGATTCATTAATAACATACTCCACATCACTAATAGGACTAATGAGATAGTTGATAAACTCGGGCATCACATTACCAACAACTCCTACTTGATTACAAATAGCAGAAACTGTAGCAATTCCACTAGCACCAATAATAACATCAGATACTGTAGTAAAATATAACTCATTATTATCTAAGTTACCTACTTGAGTACCTATCGGTATTGGAGTATCTACCTTTGCAACAATCTTAACTACTACAAAAGAGAAAGTTGCCATCTGTCTAAGTATTCCATAATCATCAGCTTCATAATCTAGGAATATACCAGTCGCACGTGAAGCAAACGAATTATCACGAACATCCCTAAAGTACTCATATTGAAATGATTGCTCTAAAGCTATAGGTGCTAAAGCGTCGTAAATAATCGAACCTTCCCTTTTGTCGAAACTATCATCGACTTCATCCAACATTCGTTGTAGAATACCATTTGGACTATTATCTAAGTCGGGAAATTGTGTCATCTAAACACCTCCTCTATTGACATAATACCTTCCACCGTATCTACTGAGAATGACACAAATACACCATCATCTATATTGGAAACTGTAAAATCATAAACACTACTTATTCTATCATCATAGACAATAGCTTCAGTTACCATCCTAATAATTTCAGACTCAATAAAATCATCAGTAAAACCTTTACCGAATAGTGACTTTATTTCACAACCATAATCATCATCTTCTGTAATATCATAAATACGATAATTGAACCTAATAGTATTTATAGACTTTGATATGAATTGTTTTAAAGCTTCATAACCATCTATTTGGTAAGAGATAACACCAGTGATTAAATCTAGCTTGTAAGTTTTGGAAGGTTCTACTACATTTGTTATGATTTCTGGGTATTCTACTTCTGGCAGAATAGAAACCAATTAAATTCCCCCTTCAATAAGTAATAATCCTATCAAGTATGAAGAATTTTTGACCTCCTGGAAAAGCTGCTAATAATACTTTATCACCTTTTTTAAGTTCATCTAGGAACTCTAAAGTTCCTTCGGACAAATTAAAAGTACCATCGCTAATAGATGTTTGCGTATTACTTATACTCGCATTCCCATTAGCAGTATCATTTAATTTAACTGTCCTTTTATGATTAGTTAGGTGTTGTGGTACTATTAACAACTCTTTCGGAAGGATTAATTTTTCATTAGAAAGTAATTTTACTTTTAGATTCGGTGGTGCATTTACAACTTCACCTTCAGAAAGTGACATAGGCTTACTAGCATTGATTGTTTGAACAACAATTTGTTGAATTAATCCTTTCAACATTATCAGTCCTTTATTTTTTCTTAACAACCTTCTTAACTTCTGGCTTTTCACCATCACCTGCGGTCATTTCATCTATATCCCAAGCTTCTAATAAGTTTAAGTCCATATCATGATTACTACCAGTGAAAGTATGTTTATCTTCCTCTACATAATAAGCTCTCTTAATAGATAAATCTGGAATAATAATATAGACTGCTTTTCCAGTGGTTATTTCTGCTACACCGTTTGTATGTTTTATCTTAAACGTTTTTTCTTCCTTGGCTTTGTTTTTAAGAATACCTGAAGCTCTAGAATCAACTTGGGTTTTAGTTAGTTTATCACCAGTCTTTTCAAAATGTTGTAATACACCAAACGTTTTCGCCAATGTACTTTTCTTAACAACAGTGATTACTTTTTTCTCTTCGCCTGCTTGAAGTTTTACTTGAGTAACAGTATTTTCAATAGAGCGATTATAATCGTACTCACCTAGACTAACTCCACTTTCTATTGCCCACATAACAACTTGCTCAGAACGTCTAATAAGGTTTATCTTTCCTTCAGTTACTGTTATTGCATATTTTATATTCTTTTCTTTGTAAGTAAGATACAAATAAGTTTGAATCATATCATACAAAGTATCACCATCAAACAACCGATAAGGAACAACATATCCTGTACTAGCTATACTTCCTACTTTAAGACCAAAGTCTTTGCATATACGAGAAAAAACTGCGTTGGCAGTTTGTTTAGTGAATAAGTAAGTATCTTTGTTCTTAACTAGATAAATACCAATATCATATGCAATTATCTTTTGTTTAGCAGTAGACCCCTCACCATTTTGGAAAACTATTCCCCTAAACAATTCCTTATCATTAAACCTAAAGATAATCCCATCACCATTATTAATAGTAGCGTAATCATGACCACCATGTTTCCACTTTGACATATCTAACGTTAAAGTACGTGAAGCAACGTTCTTTTTACCACTCCACGTAACTTTTTCTGTTAGCTCTGTTATATCAATCATTTGTGAAGTTCCCTTTAATATAAATACTTGTACAGTCATATTAAGGCAACTTCAGCTTCTGATTAGGGTATATGGTATACGGTGATTTAATACCATTTAAGCTTGCAATCTTCTTATACATCATATAATCTTTGTATATCGCAACTGCAATCTCAGTTAAACAGTCTTTACTTTTAACATTGTAAGTTTTTGGCGTCACTTTAGGATTAGGTCTAGAATTAGATTTAGGTGGAGTTGCTTTCTTTTTCTTTATCGTTATTTTCTTGGCTTTTAAAAACCTATATTCAGATAAGATTATATCGAAGTAGATAGTTCCTACATCGCCACCTTTTTCATAGAAGTTGAAATCTTCTATAGATACTGCAACATTTATAGGTGTACCAGTAACAATAAATCGAGATGGCATATCCTTACTTTTAAACTCTTGAATCTTTTTAACATAACTCCAAGGTTGAGATAATTTAGACGGTGAAACACCACAATAAGGTCCATGTTCCTTTGGAAAGAAACCTGCAAACTTGTAAACGTTCAATATACCTTTTTGTATAACAGTCGCCTCACCCAACCTATGAACCATATACGATTGGTTTTTTGTACCATTAGATACATCAAGCTGAGAAGGGTTCACAGGAAACATAAACCTCTCATTGTTGTTGTCATGGGTAAGCCAAAGTTCTATCTTACTCATGTACACCCTCTCCTCCACCTATAATTTCAGCTTCTAACATTTGTCTTAATTTATCAATAAATCTATCTTCATCAGCTTCGTTATGGATATGAACTTCGCCAACCAATTTATCAATTTTTGTCATAGTAGTTGCAACAGTTTTAGTTGCATCAGATTTAGAGGACATACTTCTAATAATATTATCATTATTATCCTTAGGAGTACGAACATCAGATGGACTACCTGTTACTCCACCATTAGCATATTGTTTGATTTTTGAATTATCATTAAATACACCTAAGATTCGACCAGTTTTTCTCCATAGACTTAAAGCAACAGATTTTCTTGACTCACTTAAAGGAATAATAGCTTCAGCACCTGCTTCGCCTGCAATACCACGTCCACCATCAACTAAATGAGGTCTATTGATAATACCACTACCTGCGAATCCGTTTCTATCAGCCATCCCAACAATACCACCATTAGCATATTGGTCTTTTGCACCACCACGACCATCGCTTCTACCTTGATTAAACGCGTCACCGATATTTCTACCTAAACTTACAACTGCATTCATACCTCCAGTAGCTTTATCCAATGCCCATTTAAGTGCACCACCGATAGAACCAACTACTGAATTCCAACCACTCTTAATACCATTGACAATAGATGTACCTATACTCATTGCTGCACTAAAAGCAGATGAAGCTGCACTATAAAGTTTACCTGGAATACCACCAATCATTTCACCTAGAGCAGAAGTTATATCATTAAAGGATTGTACTGCACCTTCTTTTATTGAAGTCCAATAACCTTGAATTTTACCTGGAAGTGAAGAGAACCAAGCTGCAATCTTATCTGGAACTCCGCCAACCCATTCAACTAACTCATCGAATTTAGCAATGGCTTTTGTTTTAGTATCAGAGAACCAAACTGCAATCTTATCACCCATAGTAGAAAACCAAGCTGCAACTCTATCTGGAACTCCTTGAACCCATTCGACTAATTCATCAAATTTCCCTTTAGCCTTAGTTTTCACATCATCGAACCAAACCGCAATCTTATCACCTTGAGTAGCAAACCAAGCTGCAATCCTATCTGGAACACCTTGAACCCACGTTACAAGCTCATCGAATTTCAGAATAGCTTTATCCTTAGTATCAGTGAACCATACACCAATCTTATCACCAATACCTGAGAACCATGCAACCAATTTATCTGGTACACCTTGAACCCATGTAACTAGTTCATCAAATTTAAGGATAGCTTTATCTTTGGTATCTGTGAACCAAACACCGATTTTATCGCCAATGCCTGAGAACCATGCCACTAATTTATCTGGAACTCCTTGGACATAAGTAACAAGTTCATCAAATTTAGTTTCAGCCCAACCTACTGCATAACCTATCCAATAAGCAATCTTTTCTGGTAATTCAGCAAAGAAGGTATCAATTTTCTCTGGTATTTCACTAAAGAACTTCAATACTTTATCTTTAGTTTCCATTACCTTATTAACAATACCATCTTTAACTTCGTTGAATTTATTTACTGCACCATCTTTGATTTCAGTAAACTTGTTAACTATACCATCTTTTATTTCAGTGAATTTATTAATTGCTTTATCTTTCAGCTCATTAAACTTGTCAGTAACTTTTCCTTTAATCTCACTACTTTTATCGGAAATCTTACCACCCATATCACTGAACCAGTCGCTAGTTTTATCCCAAGCTTCTTTTGATTTATCAGCAATATATTTATAAGCATCAGATGCACCATTTTTAGTCTTTTCCCAATTAGTTTCTGGAGAAACACTTTTCGTAACCTTTTCAGCACCATTACCTTGGGAACTAGCACTCACTTTATCTTCCTGTTTATTACCAGTGAAGAAACCTTTTATGCTTTCCCACTTATCACCAATGGCTTCTCCGCCTTTAGAACCTGCCATTGAACCTGCGATACCACCACCGATTCCTCCTAGTGCACCGCCAATTGCTGTACCTATACCTGGAAGAATCATAGTACCAATCGCTGCACCACCCATAGCTCCAAGTTTACCACCTGCAAGACCACCTGCTAATGCACCACCAACTCGACCAGTTGTTTTTTGTCGTTCTTTACCTGCTTCAGCAGTAGCAATTTGATGTGCTCCAATACCTATAGCTACTGGCATTGCTAATTTCTTAGTTACACTTATCAATCCTTTTCCTACAGTTGTAGCACCTTTTCCTAAACTAGTTAATCCGTTACCAATCTTTTCATTCATTGGTACTTTAGGAATATAACGTGTTGTTTTTGGAACTGGTGTTGGTTTAACTATAGGAGTTGGAACTGGTTTAACGGGTCCTGCAGTTCTATAACCATTAAACGCAGAACTAATTCTACCTTTACCGTCATTACGATTACCTCTATAAGCAGTGTAGGCTTCTTTTACATTAGTGTTACGAACAGTATTTGCAATGTTCTTAGTAGTTTGTATTGGGCTATAGATAGCTTTTGCTGTCGCTGCAGTCCCATGTGCCACTGCTTTAGTCCCATCGACAACTTTCTTACCAGTGCCCACAACAGTATCTACACCTGCTTTTGTATTCTTAACACCTTTAACTATTACATTTGTTAATGCACCAGTCGCCATCATTAATGCAACACCTGCTAGAATATCAGCTGCAATAGCTGTACCTATTTTAGATGCATCGCCTGAAGCAAACGCTTCTTTATTAAAGTCGAATAAATCTTTTAATCCTTCTTTTAATGCACTTGCCATACCTTTAACAATCATAACTCCAATATCAACACCAAACTCAAAAGCTGATTGGAAGTCGAAATCGTTAAAGAAGTCAGATAATAGCTCACCCATCTTTTTAGCAACTTCTTCTAATGATTTACTAGCACCTGCATAATCTCCATTAACAATCTTAGCAAAAGCTTCGAATAAAGGAGTCACGACTTCGAGTGCATTAACCAAAGTATTACCTGCTATTACTGCTATTTTGTCGATAGCGTCCCAAAAGCCTTTCGCACCTTCACTATTAGAAGTAGCATCAAAGAACTCTTTAAGTGGTTCTATAGCTAATTTAAAAGCATCTTTAATTCGTTCAAACAAAGGTGCGATTCTATCCCAGTTCTGATACATTAAGTATGCAATACCACTCAATGCTAAGAATAATGGATTAATCTTCACAAAGTCTGCTGCGAATTTAAGCAATCCTAAAGGAGCTGCTCTTAACATCGTCAACATAGCTGGGAATAAAGATAAAACCATACTCGGTAATCCTAGTAAGGCTTTTCTGAACATTCCTATTCTACTAGCTAACATTCTTACTTTAGGGTCTGCAATAGCTGTACCTTTGCCCATTACACCAATCGCATCAGCTAATCCTTTAAAGTGATTTCTAGCTACCATAAGTCCGAATGCTATAGGAGAAAGTACTCCAATAATCGCTACTAAAGCAACTAATCCTGCACCTAGATAAGCCACGAATGTTGCAATGCCTGGGTTCGCTTTAAGGAAAGCCGTTGCCGACTCAGCCATTTTACGAATACCATCAGCAATTTTTGATACCATAGGTCCTAAAGGTGCGAAGTATGTTTTGAACATAACCCCTACCGCTCTCAATGCTTTCATCATTTTCTCAACAGGTCTAGCTGCATCATCAGTTATTGTCATAAACGCATTAACACCATCTAATTTGTTTAATCTCTCAAACTCATCGACTTGACCTTTAACATACTTTTCTATTTGTTTATTTTTCTCAGCTCTAGTACCTTCGGTAAATTGAAGTTCTCCTGCTTTACGAGCCAGTTTTTCAACTTCACCATTAGAAACCTTTTGACCACTTGTTAACTTCTCATATAAACTATTATAAGTAGTCATATGCTCTATAGCATAAGCCATATCACCCTTGCTTACAGTCATAGCTAATGCAGTTGCATTAACAGAAGTATCACGATTACCTTTGAATATTTTCTTTTGTATATCATCTAAATTATTTACTACCTTTTTCGCCTGTAAATCCCATGCATCTGCAAACTGTAACGATTGCTCAGCATAGGATTCGATTAGGTTATCTTTAGTTCCTTTATTCTTGAGTTCAGCTAACACGACTCCAATTTCAACAGGTGTTTTACCTACTTCGATGTGTAATCTTTCAATCATACCATCATAGTCTTTAAGTTCTATAGTAGGAGTAATAGTCTGTTGCTGGAATTTAGTTAAACCATCCTCATAATATTTCATAATCGCAACTGTTAGACCCGTCAGAGCTGCAACACCCATCAACCCAAATGTAGTAACAGTCGTTGTTAACATCATATAAGCACCTTGTAGTTTCATAACTTGTTTTTTCTGATAGTCTACACTGTCAGAAACACCAACAATTCTATTTATGCTATTATCAATGCTCTTATAAGTGGTATTAGCTAAACCTGCTAAATCCCTATTAAAGAATTGATTAAGCCTTCCACTAATTGCATCCATAGAATTACTAAAAGGTTTGTATATGACATCCCTACCAAAAGCTTTGCCTAACTCATAACCATGTACCTGAGCAAACTTCTTAACCACATCAGAATCTTGAAGTTCCCTTTTATAAATAGCGAGAGCATCTTGTGCTCTCTTTATTTCATTAACATATTTATGAGAGTCAGCAGAGTTTTGCATTTGTTTAAGGGCATTTTCAGTCCCCTTTATTTCATCTTGTAACTTCTTAAAACGAATGTTAGCAAACTTATGGAGTTGGTCTTCTAGCTTTTTGTTTTCATGTTCTAGTCTACCAAACCCCAACTGCTTCATTTCATTACGAGATTTTCTTATACCTTTTTCTAGCTCTTTAAAAGCCATCGTAGCTTGGGCTGGATTAGATGCCTTATTAAATGCTTTAAAGTGAGTAGTAGAATCTTGTAATCTACTTGTCACACTAGCTAGAGTATGCTCAGTTCCTTTAAGAGCAGTTTTCATAGCATCAGCAGTTTCTCTTACTTGCCGAAGGTTTTGATTAACTCTTTTCAGCTTATTTGATATTTTATCTTCCATATCAAATACTGCTGTTAAATTTGCCAAATATTTCACCTCCTATTTAGGTGGTGGATTATCCTCAATATATTTATCTATAGATGCATATATGAAGGCTTTGCGGTATACGTCCATTTCCCACAAATCATGTGGAAGTATCTTTAAGTTGTGGAGAGCATAGTGGGAGTAGCCTGCGTCACCGTCTCCGCTTTTAATGAGGGCTTTGCGTCTTCTACCAACTCATTAAAGTCCTCATCATAACCGTTGATACGTTGAACTGCATTTAACCACTCAGCATATTCTCCACCAATACTCAATACTTCTTTAGCAAGGTCAACTGGGTCAACCAAATTATATGATTGTAATATAGCTGGGTCTTTAAAATCTGGATAAAGAGTAGACTCAATACCTAGACGTGCTGCAAAACGTTGAGCATCTAGTTTTTCATCGACCTTTTTCCCTTTTTTATAGACAGGCTTTGTACATTCATCTTGTAATAGGTCAATTAGGGTAGTATCAATAGGTTTGATTACGAAAGGAATTGGATTACCCTTTTCATCAAGGTAGCGAGTTGTTACAATTACATCTTCTTCCTTAGTAACTTTTGCTTTACCCTTCATAAAAAATTGCATATTACGTTCTTTATTTGTGTTTGTCATTTCAATTTCCTCCATATCAGTAAGTTTATTATAGTAAACGAATATTCGAATTAACTGTACGCAACGTCATAAGGCGTGGCACTAATTTTATAAAGAAAACACCCCAACTAAATTAATTGAGGTGACTTCCTATTTATTAAAGATTTTTTAAAGCTTCGTCTAAGTTCATACCTTCGAACGTGAAAGGAATTTCTTCTTCAAGAGATTCTTTATCAACGTCTAATTGTGATACTGTAACGCTGTCAATATTTACATCAAAGATTGTTACACGTTCTTTCCCACGACCTGAACCTGGGTCATCATTTACACCTTGTAAAGTGAAATATGGGTCAACACCTGATTTAGCATACTCTAACATTAATTTAGTGAAACGTGAAGTAACTTTGTAAAGAGTTAGGCTTCCTGTTCCAGTTAAACCTGCAGTCTTATTAGAATCCCAACGATTACCCATAATAGAAACTGCTGCTTTACGTTTTGCAACGTCAGCTTTGAACACACGTACTTCAGCAACTTCTAATCCATAGAAATAATCTACCTTCACGTCCATTGATAGTTTGATTTCCACGCATCTACTATTTCACCTCCACAGTAAAGTAGAATTTTTCCATACTGTCAACTGGTTGTACTCCGACTGTAGCAATTACTACGTCACCAATTGATTTTACTGCATCAATAATAAAGTCTGTTAATGGGTCGAAGTTAGTAATAGCACCTGCATCTTCTAAAGTTTGGAAGTACATGTTAACTCCACTTTTTAGAACAAACTGACCATCTTCATCATTATCAATTTTACCTACATAACTTTCAGAGAAAGTTGAAAGTAAGTCATTGTTAATAGCATCTAATACACGAATAACTCGGTTCTTAGAGAAACGTTTATTCTTATCTTGTGTATAAGAGTATAGAGAGTTAATATCTTGTTCAACTTTAACATTTTTACCATCAAAGAAGAATAAGAATTCACCTGCACCAAGTTTAGTCATAATCTCACTATGCTTGATACGAGGATTAGCATCAACTGCACCTTCATACACACGATAAGTATTAGATTGAACATATGAAGCTCCTGCAGTGATACCTGCTACATAAGGAACTGCACCAACTGCATCTAACGCTTGACCACCTGCTAAGATGACACCATTTGTTACATTGATAATACCTTCATAATCACCTACATGATTAGCTACTACACCTTGAATCTTTTTACCTTCATCATCACGTAAACGTTGGATATAAGATACGAAAGATGTTTTAAGTGTTGGGTCAGCAACTGGGAAAGCAATTGTATTGAATATTTGTACTTCAGCTGCTGCAAGGAAGTCGGTATAATCACCATTAATTACTGCTGCAGTAGAACCAGTTGCTAATGAAACACCTGCTGATGCAACAATAGCTCCAGTGCCTGACCATACTACCCAAGCATTCGGTTTAAGGTCAACAACGTTAACTGCTAATTGCTCATCGACTACTTTTCCACTTAGCAAAGTTCTAACTAATTTCTTAGTCGGTTGTACAACATCAGTTGTAATAACAATAGAAACATTGTTACCACGTGTACCTGAATATTTAGCAGTTGCAGTCAAAGGTGCTACTGTAACAGTCGCCTTAACTCCATCAGATAAACGATATACAAGAACTTCTTTTGCACCTTTAAGTGTTTCACGAACTGCAGACATTTCTGTCGAGTTGATATCATAGCCTAACAAATCGTAGGCATCTGATTCTTTCCTGATTGCGGTAAACTTGCGTACTTCACCCCAACCTAACAATAGTGGTAAAACAACAGTCCCACGTTCAGCAACTGTAATACCTGCTAATGCTTTTGCTTTGAAGTTCATGTATAAGCCTGCACGAACCTTATCAGAACCTGGTGTAAATGTTCCACCTGCCATTATTTAACCTCCCTTGCTAAGAAAGCTTCAATTAATTTCTTAGCTTCCTCTTTTGAAATTTCTTTTTCTTCATAGCCATACAAAGCACCATCGAATACTTCACGTGCTACACCCATTGCTTTATCAGCATGTTTACTGAGCAACGCTACTTCAAACTTCTCTTCTACTTCAGCAACTTTTGTTTCTTTAGCCACTTGGTGATACCTCCTTTAAATTGGTATTAATATCAAGATACCCCATCTTAACAGTGACTTCATTAAAGTAATTATGCCTAGTTGCCCACGACAAGATAACTTGATGAACACCATAGTCTAAACGAGATACTTCAATACCTCTTGTTAAATTAACAACATGACCTGTAGGTTTACCTTCAGAATCCACTAAGGGAAAGCGTTTCCTTTTCTTCCTAAACTCGTTAGCTATTAAAGATGCATGATTATATGATTCGTTTGAGTTCGCACCCATAACTTTCATAGTAAGCATATATTCAACTTTATAAGAATTTAGAGTATCATTAAAGTCATGATGGTAAGGTTGAGGTAAGTATATAGAAGGAAAAACAAATCCCTCTGGAATTTCCTTTAGATATACTTCACAAGGAAACATATCATGTATACATTTCATAATAGAACCAAACTCAATATCAATTTCATCTGACTCTATAGTATATACACCTTGGTCATTCATAATCTACTTCCTCCTTTTCCTTGTACTTTTACTAAAATCAAAGTAGCTATTAATCCACTCGTCTAATTTTCTATCTAAATCTTTATCGAACATGTTAGAAAAGATAAGTTGTGCACTATCCCAATAATGTTTTCCATCTACCCACTTGCGTTTAAGCATCATACCAGTTGTAGCATTCGGGTCATAAGTAAACTTATTTCCACTCCAACTCCCTGGAACCCACCTTTGAGATACACCTTTTGGGGTAGTCCAATGACCACTATTGACCCAAACTGCATACTCTACGTTCGTTCCTACTTCTAAAGACAATCCATCAGAAGAAGTAATCCAAACGTTATCTTTTGTTCCTATCTTAAAAGAATTTAATAACCTTTCGGTATCAATAGTATCAGTTTCAATTATTTGCCTTTGGACAATATCTAGGAAATCTAATCCTTTTTCTTGTAACCAATTAGCAACCTCAGCCTTAAATGCACCATGCCTAGCAGAATCTATACGAGCAATGAATTCATCTAAACCTTCTATATACACTCCATTTCTTTTCATTAGCTATCCTTTTGACGAATAGCAATTACATCAATTGCAACAGTGTGTAATTTTTCTGGTACTTTAAATGTATATTCATTACCATCATATAAAGCCTTGCTATTCAATCGTATATGTTCAGACATGTTAGGTTCAAATATAACTGAATAAATGGTATACTGTGTCCTATTAGGATGGGAATCATCAGTGTCGGGTATTTTATCTTCTATTAGTTCCCAATAACAAGGAACATTAACAACATCTGGTGTAGACTTATATTGGAAGTTACCTTGTGCTTCCACACCATATATCTTCCTACCTTTTATCTCTACCAAATGAGTTATATCGCATCTGTGTATAAGACCATTAATTAAAGGCATTAGTAATACCTTCCAGTGTAGTTATTCTTCATAACACCGAATTTTAGTCTTCCACCTTGGCTTTGTCTACCTTCATTAGAATTAGTCCTAATATTGTCAGAGGTCATATAAACTGCCAACTCTTTACGCATACTATCTAGGTCAGACATTTCTTCATCCCTTAGCATTTTAAAGTGGGCAAATATATCACCATCCTTAATACTCAAACCTTTAACATCTAAATTCGTAAGAACTGCCTTGTTTTGGAGAACATAGTTGTAGATGTAAACCATTGCTCTTTTCAAAGTAAATACATCTACATCAAATAGAAACTTGAATTCCAAAGGTAGGTTCGAAACCAGTTGATTAGCTTCGTTATAGGCAATACCAAAGGAATTATCTATAATAGGATAATTCCCCTCAGCATCGACAAGAACTGCAACTAAACTAGGGTGTATGAAAGTTTCACGAAACATGATAGCATCCATTTAATATCACCCCTTGCTTTTTATTCGTTATACTTAGCAAGCTCTTCAGCGATTAGTTCTTTAACTGTTTTAGCTTCAGCAACTTGTTGATATTCGTTAAGTAGTTCATATAACTCATCATCAGTTACTTCATCGTTAGTAGCATTTAAAAGAACTAATTCGTTGATATACTCTTTTTGTTTTTTGGCATTTAGTTTATCAAACTCTTCCTTAGGAAGATATACTTCGACTAAACCATCATGACCATCTTCATCCTTATCGGAAACGATAATGTCATTACCATCACCTGCGTCACTTAAATCATCACCATTATTGTCAAGGCTTTCACCAAGATTATCATTAGGTGGGATTAAAGAGTTAACATCAACATTATCATCGTTATTATCAATAACCTCGACAGACTCAACGACATCATTTAGGAATACAACAGAACGTTCGTTTAAAGGAATATTTTGTTCTTTTTCATATTGTGCCACTCGCACTAAATCATCTACATTGGGTAGACTCGGAGTAGGATATTCTCCTATTTCCCAAAGTCTACTTCCTGCATAGATAGTGTGAGTAACTCGTAATTTATGCGACATTCAACATACCTCCGTAGTTACTCTTATTTTGGTTCACCGTAAAATTAAGCGAATAGACTAGATACGTTACTGAAGCTGTATGGGTTAGCCAATACGTTCTTAATGAAGAAGAATTGAATTGGACGTCCAACATGCACCTTCGATTTATGCCAGTAACGAACATAGTAGAATAGACGGTCTGGAGTAATAAATTGGTCTACACGATTAATATCGTATTGACGTTCAGCAATTACTTCATCATCACCAAGAGTTGTAATAACTGCTTGATTTTCAAAGATAGGTCGTAATACAGGTGCTGCATCAGTACCAGTGTTTTTACGTCCTTGAGATACAAATACATTCAACCCACGAATAGAATAACGTGCACCTGCCATTGTAGCTGGTTTAGATTCGAATGAGAATTTATCAAATGATTCCAAAGCAGATGCAACATCACCAGTGATAAGTAATGAGTTAGGATTACGTCCACTCAAGAATGCTAAACGGTTTGCCATTTGTGAGATTAGAACAAATGGGTCAACTTTCTGATTACCGAAAGCGTCACGTTCTAAGTTATCCCATTTAGCTGCTGGGTCAGTAACCGTTACCACGTTGTTAGCATTTAAATCAGCTGTACGTGATGGGTCAAATTTGAATGCGTTATTAATAGCAGTCGCACGATTAAACTCACGTCGGTTATCAATAGACACCATGATGTTCTTGATAAGACGTTGTAATTCAGCTTGACCTGCATAACGAGATGCAGAACCTTCTGGATTAAGTAACTGACGTCCAACTTCAGCATTGATTTTTGCTGCTTGACGATATTCGTGCACTTGGTCAGTTACCCAACGGAATTGGTCTCCAACCAACGGGTCGTCAGCATTCATGTCAACTTCTGGAGTTTGGTTAAGGTCAATACGGTCATCAATCATAGCTTGGAATAATTTATCCGCAACTGGTACAGTTGGTACGATTGTACGAAGAATATTTTCCTCTGGTAAAGTTTGTTTCTTCATAATACCGATTACTACTTTTGGTTGTAAATCTGGTACTGCGTTAAAGTCAAAGTTATTTGAGCCGATTTGGCCTGCAAATTGTGTCATTTAGTGTTTCCTCCTAATTTTGGTTGAGAGTAAATTACTCCCAAACAATTCCTGTTAGTTTGGCTTTTAAGTTAGCTGTTAAGTTGACTAAGTTAGCTTCAATCAACTGTGCAAAGATATAACAAGAAGTCGCATAGTTTTCAGAGATGTTAACTTGACGTAAGTTAGGTGCAAGAGTTTGGTCCTTGTTAGTTTCAGCAAAACCTGAAATTACACGAATAACATCGAATGTTGCAATAGTATCATCATAAGCAGGTGCCCATTTGCCTTTATTAACGCCTGAAGCGAAACGTCCAACAACAGTTCCTGGAATGATATAAGTTTGGTCGCCTTCTACTTGGAACTCAGCATAGTCACCTAAAACTGTACCTGTAGTATCAGCAATTGTTAAGTTAACACCTGCAATAAGACCTGCTTGTGCAGTTGCAGAAGTTAAGATGTTAGCAGAAACAGTTCCATGGTCTAAGTCATGAATTTTATATGCCCCTACCCCTACTGCTCCAACGATAGCAACTTCAACTCGGTAATTACCTTCTGGAAGTGCAACGTTAGTATTTCGAACAGTTACAAGTTTACCTGCAAGTGCTGTACCTGTAACGTTATAAGCTGCTTTGATACCACCACGAATATATGATTTTGGTAACAACTGAACTGTATCAAGTTGTAATGGTTGAATTCTATTAATCATTTTGATTTGCTTTGCCATTAGTAGTAGTTCCTCCTCTTAGTATGAAATTAGTATCCTAATGAAGCTGCTGCTTCTTCAGAAGACATTTCATCAAATGTTTTTGCTTTAGATTCTTTATCAACTTTAGAAGTTGACAAGTTGTTACCGAAGTTTACAATCGCAGACATTTCACCTGCAAGAGTTGCGTTAGTAGTAAGTTTGCCAAAACGCTCACCATGTTTAGTAATACGTTCAGCCATACGTGCTTCTAAAACAGCAATTGACTTAGCTTCAAAGTCATCAGCTAAAGTAGCTGGGTCAGCAGTTAAGATTGCTTCGAAATCATCATTTAGATATTCTAATACGATTTCATTATCAACATCAGCAGTTAGTTCAGCAAATTTTGCTTTAACATTATCTAAGATTGACTTGTTAATAGTAACTAGCTCAGCATTAACTAAGTTCGTTACTTTCTCAACGACAGGAGTTTCAGCATCACCGAATTTAGCAACTGCATTAGATACCGCTTCTACTTCGCCTTCAGCTTTTAGTTTAGCATCAACGATTAATTGTGCTTCAGCTAATACATCATTAAGAGCTGGCGGTGCTTCCTCAGCAACTGCTGATTCACCTGCATATTTAACCATACCTAATGTTTTTGCTAATTGAACAGTGAATGTTTTAAAATCTTGTGCAGATTTAACTCCCATACCACTCATAGCTGACATTTCACCTGCTAGAGATTTAACTGTTTTATCATCTTCTACAAGATTTAATTCATCTTGCATAGCTTTAAATAAACCTGGATTGTGTAACTTAATATCATTTAACGTGCTTTTAGCTAATACACCTGAAATATCCATCTCGCCTGCGTCCTCCTCTTCATCCTTTTCAGAACAATTTTTACATCCTGCTTTTTTACATTGTGCTTTGGTTTTATGCTTAGAGCATTTCCAACCTTTTTCGCCTTCACCTGCTAAATCTTCTTTAATTTCATAAGACACTTCTTGTTCACCTGCCTCTCCGCTTTCTACAAAGTTAACGACACGTCTTACTGGGACAAGTCCACTTGTAAAGATAACCGTATCATTTTCTATTTTGTAGTCAGCTTTTGCATAACCATGCGGAACATCGCTACCTTCTATTTCTAAAACTACATAATTTTCATACACGTCTTGAACGTAATGATATGAACCTTCAGAGTTAAAGTTAGCTCGTGCTGCACTCCTAACAAACTCGATTAACTGACCATAACTACCTTCCATTTCAAAGGCTTCTTTCCATTTGTCTTGTAAGGTCATAACAACTCCACCTTCTGTAATTTCATTCATCTCACCTGCTAACTTAACAATATAAGCTGGCAGTCCTTCACCAAGTTTCCTTGAAAGGTCGATTGATTTTAGGTCAACTTCTAATATATCTTGAACGTCACCGCTCATTATATATCTTACTTTGCCCCAAACTGAAATACTATCGATGGCTTTGGACTTAATCCAAACTTTAGCTTTATCAGCTGTTGGTAAGACGTATCCTTTTAACCACACTCTGATTTGCCCACCATCTAACACTTCAGACTTAGAGCCGAACCAAACAATCTGTGGGTCTGGCAATACGAAACCAACTTCATCTGGTTTGATATGTCCCAAATGACCAACTGGTAATTTTTCAAGGACTTGAACACCAATAGATAAAACTACCTCTGGCTTCCAGTTTCGATTGTTAGCAGAAACACCTGACACTGTATACGCATAGATAAACTTATCATCTGATGTATCATTCTTAGTGATTAAATCATAATCAAAGTTTTGTCCAACTTCGAAATCTGTTGGTACTTCTAACGTAGCATCATGCATCTCACCTACAATATTAAAACTGAGGTTCATATCCTCCGTTACCTGTTTCGGCTTACCCACTTTCTCACCTCCCCTCAAGGTTAATTATTGTCGTACTCATTTTTGGCGTCACTGTAATCTACAACCGCTTTCTTTAGTTGTAGCTCTTTACGTTTTAGCTTCAGTACGCTACGTTCACGTTTAACCTCAGCAATCAACGTTCGCCTATCAGTACCACCATCCCTCAATACTTCATTAGGTATAGCTTTGTATACTTCTAATTTAGTGTTAAGGAACTTTTCATACTCATTAAGTTCTTCCGTATGGGTCATTTTATTAACTGACTGTGTAGGAAGTTTCTCTTTAAGTCCCTGTATAAGGTTACGAGCATTATCTAAATCGGTTAGTTGCTCTTTTAATTCTTTAATAGCTTTCGTTTTGCTTAGTTCATCTAAAGTAGCGACACGATTTCCTTTGACCAATTCTTTTAGGTCAAACTCACCTGCTTGCCAAAGTTGATATTTGGTTTTACCTAATACACGTTCCTTATCCTTCTTAGATAGCTTTTTAAACCATTGTTCAAAAGAATCTTTTCGTCTCCGCTTTCCTTTTAAACCTTGGCGGTAAACAATATCGCCATCCTCAACTTTAACAGGAACATCCTTACCTCGACAATTAGGATGTATACGTCCCATTCGTTTATTAGATACTTGACCATCTACACTCGAACATATTAAACAGGTTCTACCGTCTAATACTTCTACCCTTTGCCATTTGTTAGGAAGAAGATGTTTATTAGTTTCCATAACATCAGCTTCAGCTTCCTCAGATACACCTTGAATTTCCATTTCAATAGCTCGCTTAGATAATTTACGAATGTTATTGTTTAAAGCTTTTTCCATCCCTTTTAATGTACTTATATAAGTCCTACCTTTTTTATCAGATAGTGGTTCTAAAGCGTCATTAAATACTGCCTTCAAAGCAATATCAGTTTGGGCAATAGCTTGAGCAATACGCTCCGACATTGTTTTCTTATAGCGAGGTTTATTTATTAGCTCCTCAAGTTTCTCTTTAGTAAAGCCTATGTCATAAAGCTTTTTACTTTCTTTTGACTCACCTACGAACATTTCTCCTTGATATTCCTTTATATTAGGTTTTTCGTATATGTCCAATTCGGGAATACGTTCATCTAATACCCATAAGAAATACTGTCGGTTGTAGTTATATGTGGCACGAATAACCTCTTGTCCATAAATGATAAGCTCTTTATGCATTTTAGCTCTAAGCTTATCCCAACTATTAATGAAAGCAACTTTCTTTTTAAGATGTGTCGTATCGAATCGTTCGACTTTTCCAAAATGCTTTGATAGGATAGAACCAAGTTGTTCTAAGTAACCATAATCACCAGTGAACATTTTATCAATATCGGATAGCTTTTTCTTTTCATATTGTGCCATATACACTTCATTTTCTAATAGCATCAACATATACTCAATATCAGCTTCGGGATATTGTTTTTCAAGTTTCGATTTACTTAACTTCACCATCAATATCACTCCTTACCTTATTGTCGTATATGTCAACGTTATTATATAGAAGGAACACGAATATTTTATAAGTGGTTTTCACCTGGTTTCAACGCAACGTCGATAGACCTCGTAACACTATCAGTAACAACTTTAACCATATTTGCATATAGGAAAGCTAACTCACCTCGTGTTACTAAAGAGTTTGGATAGAACGAACCATCAGTTGATAATCCTAGTACACCATCATTAACTGCCTGATTAATAGCAGACTCATAACGATGACCTTCGCAATCACGAAACTCTACATAATCTAATACCGAACTTCCTGTACGCTTAACTTTATCAAGTATCTCATTCTTATTTAAAGAACTACCTGGTGAAGTACGAGGACTATGCTCCGAATGGAATATGAATTTATCATCGCCTACATTATGAACATCGAATAATAATTTCAAAGTATCAATAAGAGTTACTTCTTGTTCGCCTTCCAAAACTTCTTTACCTTTATCAAAGTTACCTAAGATGATAACTGACATAGGTCCAAACTTATCATTACCATTGCGTCCTTTAATACTAGAAGGTGGCTCATTAAGGTCTCTTAATACCCATACCATTCCATCTGGAGTCAATAACAAGTTTTGCCCAAAGTCATTTAGACCTCTAACATCTTTATCTCTACGATAAACATCAGCAATAACCTTTTCCTTATTTTCCGCTAGAGCATACGCATGCTTATCTGGCTTCCAATTATGATGTAAGTGAACCTCCGTAATGAAACGTTTAGGCTTGTTGTCTTTATACCATTTTGCAAACTCGGCAAATGTTAATGGTTTAAGTTCATGTTGTGACATTTATTTCACCTCCCTCAGTAGTTTATTTTTTCATCTCACCTAACAAAGCTATTAATTGATTAACCATGTTATCAGATACCATCATTTCACCAACATCTACACCATCTTCATCGTCTATAAGAACCGAATTTGGATTGATACCAACTTTAGATGCTATTTCATCTACCATAGCTTGAGTTTCAGCCTGAGAACCAACTTTACCTGCAAATTGTGCTTTAGCTCGTTTTAACTCACCATCGCCATCGCCTACTACTTTCAACAAACGCATATACGTCTCATCAGTTAATAGACCTGCATCCCTAGCCATTTTCAATCGTACATCAAGCGACATATCTTCATCGGGTAATACTTCGCCCCATTTGATTGTAGAAATAATATCATCAATATTAATATCTTTATTATAGAAAGCTGATATTTGTGCGATAGTATCATTAGTTTTAACGAAAGAGTCATGTACGTCTAAACGTTTACTTTGTATCCGTTGTACTAGAGGACTCGACTGCATTTTTACACTAGCATAAGTTGAACTCATACTAACTCCAAGTGTCCACTCGGGAACACCTGACATTTGAACGAATATATAGAAGATGAGTTCCAATAACGCTTTCGCATTACTTACTGTATCATTTACCTGGAGGTAACTTACTTTTGCACCTCCCTTTAAATAATATCCACCCATCATGTTATATATACCTTCATTAACTGTTCCACCTGAAGGGTCAACTTGCCCATACATTTCAGCAATGAAATTATTAGGGTCATCCAATCCACTAAATACAATAGTCGGTTGACCATTATACATGTTAGCATCGATTGCACGTTCTAAGATTTGATGATAAACACCTGATAATTTAATCAATCCATTCGCATCAGCAAAACCATTTATATCACCTATTAGTCGTCCTTGATTAAATTCAACTATAGGCATCACACCCCATGGATTAGTCATTTGTGCTTTATGAATAGTTTCTTTATCATCTTCTATTCGCAACACCTTGACAAAGTGTTTAAACTCATCAATATTAGAAGCGTCTTTCTTCTTAGTAAGAGCATCTTCAAATTCTTGGTTATTTTCCTTCCAATATATCTTATCGAAGTATACATGATTTTTATCATATTTACTTTCATCGGATTCACGTGCATTAGTGTCTTTTACTTCGAACTTCTCCACTATAGTACGAACCCTTGCATAAGTTATATCATCGGGGTCACTCCAATTCTCCCTACGCACTTCTAAAATAGATTGCTTAGTATGAGGATGAAAAGTAACAAGTTTCTTTCGCTGATTATAACCTAACTCTAAATAAGACTGACCATATAATCCTAAGTACTTCAATGTATCGTATATTTTAGATTTGTTTTGTTCATATGTGAAGTCCAACAATTTATCTAATTCACGATTACCTTTAGCCTCTGGGTCGGGCAACCCCATGTAATGTAATAAGTTATCAGTTACTGCTTTTATTATCCATCCACCTAGGAAATAGTCTGGGTTCTCACCACGATATAGTTTGTTAATAAACTCAATATCAGTTTCATCTTCGTTTATTAGCTGAGATAAGTCGAGTGCTTTATTACCACCACTCATTGTGCGTTCCAAACTTAAACCTGCGGAAGTCATAAAGCCAGTTCCAATCATATCGTAATCGCTTGCGTATGCCATTTATTCACCTCCTTACTTGCGTAGACTATTTGGTAATGTTTTTGGTATTTTACCCAATCCACCTTGTCGAGTGTTAGCTGGCTCACCGACACGTCTAGCATAACCTTGTCTACCTGACCAATGAGGGTTATTTTTCATACCGACTGATGCAACTGCACCTGTACCTACTTCAGCTGTCATAATCATACGAGCAACTTTTCGATATAAGTTTGCGTGTGCTAGATGGTCATGACCTGTCCTAATAAAGTATTCTTTGCGTTCACCAGTATCATCATTTTCTTCAGTTTCCTTTTTAAGAGCAATATGGTGTGAATTAAATCGTTCCATAATGTCGAAACCTGAAGGTGTAATAAGTTTATTGGTTACTATGTCATTGAATAAACCTTTAAACATTTCTGTTCGGTCTATATTAGCCATACCTTCATCAAGTCGATAACTCATATCCCCATCACGTGTAGCAGTGTAGAAAGCCATACATACTCTACCTGGATATTTATTCTTAAACCATCGTGCCGAGTTTTTATTTGGGTTTCCATCTATAACCGCATATTGTATGTTATATCTGTCCCATAGCTCGGGTAGACGTTGGAAAGGGTCTTCATCATCATAATCTTGGGAGTCAATTGATTCCACATAGATTATCTTTTCCTTAGAAGGGTCAATTTCATCTGGGACACTTATTGTTACCCATAATATATCACCTTGGTCAATTCCCATTACCGCTTGGTGTTCCTTTTTAGCAGAACCCCACATTTGATAAGGTCGTTGTATACCACGCATTATCTCTAACGTTAAAGCTGTAGACTTCTCACTATAGGATTCACCTAAGTCGAAGTTGTAAAAGTCAGAGATACGTCTATAACCATTTTTGGAATCTACCAACTCATTAGCAGTGAAACGTGGGTTCATCATTTTACTTATATGGTATCCACGAACACCTGTATTAGATGGTGATGAAGCAATCCATATACCATTACGAATTGTATCGGGCTCTATAAGAGATTGACACCCATGACACTGGTAAATATATCCCTTACCAAATGCCAACTCCTTAACATGCCTATCGAATTCCATTTTGAATTGTGCGTTACACTTAGGACATTTCACATGCCACATTTGCATATCCGATTTTTGGAACATAGTCGATACACCATAACCTGGAATAGTTGGTGTACTAAAGTTATACTCCCATTTCATATCGGATGCACCAAGACGTGATTTGAATTTGTTCAATACGTTTTGATTTGAGAAGTTTACCTCATCATGTATATTCCAGTCACTATCCACCGAGATGGCAGAACCATCACCGAACGTCCCTTTATAATATATGAAGAAGTCATTTATACGTCGCATAGATGCATTATTCACATATAGCATTGACTGGATATATGTTTTAGGATTATCAACCATCTTCATATTCCAATAAGGGTCATCAGGTGTACAGTCGATAGAACCTTCTATTATTTGTGGTAAACGTGAAGCTGCATACTGCAACATGTCTTTAAAGGTTGGGAATGTATATATTGCTTTTCCCATATTATAATCACCGAACCAAAATAACTTGGTCAGCATTATTTCAGATATACCCATTTGGGCTGATTTTTCTATAACCTGCTTAGGGTGTAAGTCATCTAATATTTGCCTTTGATATGGGAAGTTATGATAAGTCATTGGCTTTCCTTTGAATAGCCTATACTTCAATGCCCAATCGGATGGCTTTAATATTTCCCTATCAGTATTATCTCTTAACCCCTCTAAACGAAACTCATCACTGTCGACCTCGTTAGGATTTTGTATAATGTGAGCCAAGTAAGAACTCATATCGATAGCCGACTTTAGATGGTCTTCTTTATTAGGAGTCAAACCTGGTATTAACAGTTGCGATAACAAGTCAATATCCAATACTTTGACCTCCATTCGTTACTTATTATCGGCTTACCTCAGTAATTGGTTGATAGTATAGATATATTATAGTTCATATCACATCGTGTTTATTATCAAGCAACGTCACATTAATGCATAACGTTTATCTATACTATCAGTAGGAGTAATAAAGCAGATATACTTCATCGAAACCGATTTTGCATCTACCATAGAAGGTGACTCATGTGACTTATCAATCCACAAGTCTTATTATTACTCCTACTCATAGTACATATGCCATCAGTAGAGTTAACAAACGTGGCTAGAGCGTCCTCTATACCATAGAGTGATAATAATCACTTCATATAGCTACCA